CAATGATTACCTTTATCAAGTTGAAAATCTGTTGCATGACTCCAACAATAACTTTTGGTCGCAGTCTCAGTTAACAAATTACATTAACGAGGCTAGAGAAAGATTAGTTAGAGACACAGGATGCTTGAGGACGGTACAAAACACGTCCACACCTATTGCCTCATACAACCCGTACACAAGTACAAACACAAATCAAACACCAGCTACTCCTTGGGTGGCTAATACGGCTGTAACTGCGGGGCAATATGTTTTCAGCAATATCTACATCTACCAGTACCAAACTTCAGGAACTTCTGGGTCATCCGCTCCTGCGTACCCTACTGGCTCTAATATTTTTCCCCCATCTACTGCTTTCGCTGACGGTACAGCAACTTTGCTCTACGTACAAAATGCGGAAATCATCCCATTCCAAGCTCTACCCAATGGAATTAATACGATTGACATTCTTGGTATTAATCTATACTGGGGTAACAGTCGTATTCCTATGCGTTATCTTCCTTGGTCTGACTTCACAGCTCAATTACGTTATTGGCAAAATTACGTAGGCAGACCAATTTGTTTCTCCGTGTACGGTCAGCAACAGATTTATATTGCGCCTGTACCTGACCAAAGTTACTACATTGAGCTAGATACTGTCATTTTACCAACAGCCCTATCTCTGAGTACACCAACAGCCGTAGACCAGATACTAGACCCTTGGTCAACCTGTGTTCAGTATTACTCTGCTTACAAGGCTAAGTTTTACGAGCAATCTTACGGTGAAGCCGAGATTTTCTTACAACAATACAACAAGCACATCTTGAACGTAATTAACAGTACGTATACAAGAAGGATTCCGAACCCCTATAGTAGTGGAGGTTAGGAATGGCAGCAGCAGAGCAGAAGAAAAGCTATGCGGTTATTAAACAATTCAAGGGAATTGACACCAAAGCCAACCGCACGGCAATCGAGAAAGATGAGTTTTATTGGCTAGAGAACGCTATGCCTATTGGTTCGGGCAATTTGCGTATTACGCCTCAGTCTACAACTGTCAGTAATTCGTCAGGTAATGCTGTAGTCTTTTCCAACGCTGTCACTTATTTGACAAGTGCCAATATTACGGACGATTACATTGTTGCAGCCGAATCTAACGGTGCAATGGAGTATTTTGACCTAATTACGCAAACAAAAGGCAATGTAGCGGCTGTTGGAACGTTTTCAGGCACTGGCGTTAGTGCGGCACAATATCAAAACACCAATTTATTCATTGGAGACCCGACAAAAGGTCTTTATGAATGGGATGGAGGCAATCTTGTAGCCATAGGTTCTGTTGGCGTTATAGCGTTAACTAACCCTGGTTCTGGTTACACGGCTGCTCCTGACGTTGTTATTGGCGCACCTAATCAAACAGGCGGTAAACAGGCTACAGCAGTGGCTACGTTATCCACATCTAATACAGTCAGCTATATTTCACTTACAAATGCGGGGTCTGGGTACACCTCACCCCCTTCTGTGACCATTATTGGGGGCGGTGCAAACACAAATGCCACTGCAATCACGGAATTAACTACTTTTGCTACGGGTACAGTTGCCGTGCAAATCAATTCTGGCGGGTTTGGATACGGTGCTAACGGCTCTTTTTACGTCACATTTAGCGGTGGAGGCGGTTCTGGAGCAAATGGAACGGCTATTGTCCTTGGCAACGTTGTAACCCAGGTCATCATGAATAATCCTGGCTCAGGATACATTTCAGCGCCTACTGTGAGCTTTGCAAACGGTTATACAGCCAACGTAACCGCAAACGCAACCGCTACAGCTATTGTCAACACCAACGGAATTGTGGATGTAGCCACATTCTCAGGGCGTGTTTGGGTTGCAGCAGGGCGTACCGTATACGCCTCTAGTGCTATTAGCCCGACAGATTTTAGCTCTGTGTCTGCGGTAGCTTTTAATTTGTCAGATTCGACTCTGCACAACAACATTCAGGCAATATTGTCAGCCAACAACTTCTTGTACATCTTTGGTGACGATAGTATCAACGTATTCAGTAACTTACAAGTTACATCTACAGGAAATACCGTATTTACCAATACCAACGTGTCTGCGTCTATTGGTTCTAAGCGTATATACGCCATATTTCCGTATTTCAGGTCTGTTTTGTTCATGAACGACTATGGTGTGTACGCCCTTGTGGGTTCTACAACCACCAAAATTAGTGACCCACTAGACGGTATTTTCCCCTACATTGACTTTACCAAGCCTATTACGGCTGGACAGGCGCTGCTCAACAATATTTTGTGTGCGGTGTTTAATTTTTATGTAACCAGCTCATGTCCGTTTGGCTACGGTGGTTCTAGGTACATTCAAGCCGTGTTTTTTGAAAAAAAATGGTTTATTACGTACCAAGGACAGATTCAGTACGTTTCTTCTGCTCCTATAGGTGGAAAAATAAACCTTTACGGTACAAATACGTCAAATGCGTTATACCAGTTTTACAACAGTACAACTGCGTCTATACCAAGCTACATTCAGACGGCTTTGCAAGATATGGGCGACCCTATCCGCACCAAGCAAGCGTTAAAATTTGCAGTAGAAGCCACGCTTACAAACGGCGGTCAGTTTAATGTGACGGTGGATTCTGAGCAAGGACCAAGCCCAGCGTACACCTTGTCTGACTCTGGAGTGTCTTGGCTAAATAACAGTTCTCAGGTAATATCATGGGTAAATAACAGCAGTACGGTCATCCAATGGCTGTTATCCACAGGGTATTACTTGTATAAATCGGATGCCTCGCAGTACGGTAAGTATTTGGGACTAACCATGACTTCCAACAATGCTGGGTTTGTAGTAAATACGTTTGAGTTTGAACACGAATTAAGAGTGAGGTTCTAATATGTCTGGTGTACCCTATGTTTTTGGCAACGCAACAACATCTATTCCGTTGTCGCAATTAGACGTTAACTTTTCTACCACGGCTACTCTTGGTAATGCGTCTGTAGGTCTTGGTAATACAACTACGACTGTTGGTAACTTGACGCTTACCAACACAACCATTACAACTGGTAATGTCACTACAGATTTGACTATACACGGATTAACAGTAGGTTTAGGTGGTGGTTCTGTATCTACAAATACTGCGGTGGGTGCTAGTGCGTTTCCCTCAAATACAGATACTTTTGGTTATTCTGTTGCGGTTGGTTATAAAGCATTAAACGCAAATACAAGTGGTTCATCAAATACTGCTATTGGTGGACAAGCATTGCAAACAAATACAACTGGAGGCAGTAATATTGCAATGGGTTTAAATGCCCTTAGCGCAAACACTACTGGAAGTAACAATACTGCTTTAGGGACTTCATCTTTAAATGCAAACACCACAGCATCTAACAATACATCAATAGGCTATCAAGCAGGGTATAACGTAACAACAGGAGCTCCTAATACTTTTATAGGTACTTATTCAGGCAGTAAGTTACAAACGGCAACCAATAACACTGGAATAGGTTATGAATGTTTAGGTTATAACATTGCTAGTGGATACACAACTGGTTCATATAACACCGCAGTTGGTGATTCTTCTTTAACTTCTGTAAGTAGCGGGTCTTATAATTCTGCTTTTGGTTATGCTTCTTTAGCTTCCAACACCACAGCATCTCAAAATACTGCGTTAGGATATCAAGCAGGATACACAATTACAGGTGGTGGCAATGTAATCCTTGGTTATAACGCAGGATATGCAGCTGGTGTTGGGATGACAACAGGAATAAACAATATCGTTATTGGCTCAAGTGCAAGTACCAGCGCAGTAGGTGATTCAACATCAATCGTGCTTATCGCCAATGCTAGTGGAGGACTTGGTAAAGGTTCTTCTACTGGCTTTATTTCTCCTAATGGTGGCGGTGTATATCAAGGTAACAATTCAACTCTTTGGTCTATTACTTCAGACGAACGTCTTAAAAAGAACATTGTAGATAACACAGTTGGTCTTAGCGCAATAACTCAAATTAAGATTAGAAACTTTGAATATCGTTTGCCTGACGAAATAACAGATTTAGATAAGTCAAATGCTGTAGAAATTACAGGCGTTCAACTTGGCCCAATAGCTCAAGAACTTCAACAAGTATTGCCTGACTGCGTAAAAACAGAATCAACTGGCGTTATGTCCGTAGACTCTAGTGATGTTCTATGGCATCTTGTTACAGCAGTCCAGCAACTCAGTGCACAAGTTACAGCATTACAAGCTAAGGTGGGCGCATGAACCAAGTAATTACACTTCTTAAAACAAAATCTGTTCAGCACGCTTTGTTGATTGCTGTACTCAGCGTATTACAAGGTTTTGTGTTTGAGCTGCCTCTTACGCCTGTAGAACAAATGATTGCAGGAATTTTTCTAGCGGTGTTTATTGTTTTATACAAAGATGAAGTGAGTACAACATGAGTGTAAGCGCCCCATTTTCCCCTTGCGGTAACACGGTAGTCATCACGGCTACTACAACTGCTCCTGCCCCCGTACAAGTACCGTCTGCAACACTAGGCGGTAACCAGTACCGTATTATCAATAGTGGTTCTGTAACTGTTATTTTGGGATATGGTCAGACTTCTGCGTTAGCGTCTTCCGGTGCTGTTGTACCTACAAGTACGCAGTCTAATTGCTTGCCACTATTGCCAGGTACAGACGAGATTATTACGTTTGTGCCCAATGCTTACTTTACTGCAAATGCTACAACTGCAAACGCAACAATTTATATCACGCCTGGAGATGGTGACTAATCATGTTAAAGACCGTAAGTAGTTCATCTGGCAGTAGTGGATTTCCAATCACACTAGGTAATACTGTTATTACCGCTAGTAGCACTACTACGACTTTATCTAACCTGACTCTTAACAACGTTATTATTAACGGTACTACTGAGAACAACGTATCTTTCAGCAACGTCAACGTACTTAGCGGTAATATTGCTAACGTAACTATCAGTAACGCTACTGTAATCAACGCCAATATTACTTCTGTTGCAACAACATTCCCTAATAGTTTTTTAGCTAATAGCTCTACAACGCTTGGCAACGCTACCTTAACACTGGGTAGTTCTACGTCTAGCGTAGGTAATCTGACGTTAGGTAATGCAAACATTACGTCTGTAGCGTCTACGTTTCCTAACAGTTATTTAGCCAACTCAACGGCTACGCTAGGCAATACAACTATAACACTTGGTAGCACTACTTCTACTGTCGGTAATTTGACACTAGGAAATGCAGTGGTTACTAGCGGTAACATTACGGCTAATTTATCGGGTTCAACAATACCTGCAGCGAACATTACTGGTATTTTGTCTGTACCTAATGGTGGTACTGGTATTGGTTCATTGTCTTCTGGTTCTTTTGTTATTGGAAATGGCACAAGCGCTCTAACAACAGGAGCTTTTGGAGTTAACGCTAATGGCGCATTAACAATACAAGGCAGCGCCGGGTCTAACAGTCAAGTGTTTATCTCTACGGGAGGTGGTACTTTAAATCAGTTTTCAAACACACTGTCTAGCATAAGCATAAGCAATGTAACGATTAGCAGTGGAACAATTAATGTACAAGCAACCAATCACACTGCAACAACTAACGCCAATGCCACTATGTCTACGGCTAGTATTCCGCTTGTTCCACAAGGATATATGCTTTTTGACTTAAATGGCACTGTCGTGAAAGTACCTTACTACGCTGTCTAACATGGAATTACAACAACTATTTGATATTGTGGTCACAGTTGCAGGATTTCTTGCGGGATGGGTGCTGAACAACATTACTAAAGCTATAGAACGCTTAGATGCAGATGTTCGTGATATGCCTAAAGACTATGTAACAAAAGAAGACTACCACAGAGATATTGACGAGATTAAAGATATTTGTAAACAGATTTTCAACAAGCTAGATAACAAAGCAGATAAGGCAGGGTAAATCTATCAATCAAAACGACTTAGCCTACGTTGAATTTGGGGACATTACTGGTCTCGGTAGGTTTGCGTTTGAAAACTATTTGCAGCATGAGTTATTCTTCCAAACGCTTAACAGTCGTGGAATACAAACACCTTTTTATCCTATAGAAGAAATAGACCCGTCTAATATTGACGACTGGTTACTTATCCACAACCAGATGCACGAGTCGTTAGCGACTATTCTTAGCTTAGATAACCCGTTTCAGTTGCTAGATGCTGACTTTAACGTTGAGGATGACTTCTACGATTGGCTAGGTGTACACCAAGATATTCACCAGCAGATTGCAACAGCGTTAGGAGTGTTCTAATGGCAACAGCAAAACAAGATGCCTTGCAATATATACAGCATTTAAAGCAATTGGTGCAAAGTAGCGGCGTACCCCCGCAAGTGTTTTCTCAACTTGGTCACATGGCTGAGTCTGCAATAAAAGACCATGCTCAATATCCGTTGTTAATCAAACAATTACAACAATTCAAAATATTAGACCCTGGCGAATTTGACAACAAATACAGTGGATTACTTATCCAAATTGTTGTTCTTATGGGAAAGATTGCGGAGGGTAAAGCATGAGTTGGTTAAGTCAAGAAATAAATAGAGCTGAAAGCACGACTATAGGCAAAATTATTACGGCTGTAGCAGTTGCTGTAGCTGCGCCTGAAGTTGGTGCTGCTATGGGATTATCTGGTGTGGCTGCGGCTGCGGCGGGTGGTGCTGTAACTTCAGGTGCTATTGCGGCTGCGGCTGGTGAAACGACTAAACAAGTTGAACAAGCGGCTGCCACTGGTGCAGTAGGTGGAGCTGTTGGCTCGGCGGTTGGTGGTGGTGCTCCTACAGATATAGTTTCTGGAGCAGAAGCAGGCGCTGCTGGTGGCGCTGCTGGTGGCGCTACACAAGCTGCTTTAACAGGTCAAAATGTAGGTCAAGCAGCCATAAAAGGTGCGGAAACGGGTGCGGTTGTAGGTGGTGGTGCTGCGGGTTTAACCAACTTAAGCAATCAAATATATGCTGGTGGTCAACCCATTTCTCAGACTGTACCTAATTACGCAGAGCCTGGTGGCGCTCCCATTGAAACAACTATTCAAGCAAATACAAGTATTGTTCCTGAATATAGTAAATATACGCCGGGAGGATTAGGATTTGCTGGTAGCCCTGGAACTGCTGATATTAATTCTCCTCTAGCGGTAGCGAGATATGCTCCCGCTGCTGAGAGCGTAGAAGATATTAATTTAGGAGCTAATTACAATCCTAATACAACTATATTTACGCCTGGAGGAGTAGTAGACTATTCTTTAGGTCCAGCAAAACCTAGCGAAGGTTTGTCTGGAACTCCTCCAGATGCGTTAACAACTCCTGTTGCGGGTTTGTCTGCTGATACTTTAGGTGCATTAAAAAGTGCTTACGGTGCGGGAATAGGTATTTTGTTAGGGGGCAAAGCTCCAGGGATTAGTGCGATAACACCTAACATTAGCGATACGGCAACAACAGGAACAACGTCATCAACAACTGGGGGCGCTCCTGGAGGTACAGAATTAGACCCGAGCACTGGTAAAACTCCGCAACAAGTTTGGGGTGACAAATATACATCATTGAAGGAAGGCTTAAACGTATGAGTTCCATTAAAAAATTAACAGGCATGGGCGGTGACATTCGCCAGATTGCTAAACTCTTGCAAGCAAAAGCCCCTCCAGGTCACAAATTGGCTTTTATTAGCGAAGAAGAAGCTGCGCTCTTAAAGAGTCGTGGTGGCTCTGGACGTATTACGCCTGAGGGTATTCCTTCTTATGAGTTAGACGATAATTTGCAAATTACCGGGGCATCTCCCGCTACAGAACCTGCTCCTGCTGCTGCACCAACTTATTATTCAGACCCTACTAGCGCACAAGGTATGCAACCTGTTGCAGAAGCAAAGACAGCTACTCCAAGTGCAGACACTTTTGTACCCGCTACAGGAGTTCCTACTCCAGGATATGGTTCAACAACAGGCAGAGCAAGTCCGTCAGAAGAAGGTGGATATGTTGTTCCAAATGCTACGTCTTCTGCTGCGTTCCGTGATTTGTATCCAGCAGGAAGCACTGCGCCAGGTCAAGCAACTATGTACACCCCTAGCGGTCAAGCTGCTACTGTTCCTGAACCTACAATAGCTCAAAAACCATCATTTGTAGACAAAACATTAGATTATTTAGGTCAACCTAAAACATTGGCTGCGCTTGGTATTGGCGGTACAGAAGCGTTATTAGGCGCAAGTCAAGTTAGAAAAGCTCAACAAGAAGCTGCTCAGGCTAAACAACAGCTTCAGGCTATGGCTGCACCTTATCAACAACAAGGTCAACAACTACAACAGTTGGCTCAACAAGGTCAGCTCACTCCTGCTAACCAACAAACCCTTGCTGCGGCTAGGGCGCAGTTAGCGCAAGGAGCTGAGGCAAGAGGTGGTGTCGGTAATCAACAAGCAGCTAACCAGATAGCTACATTGACACAAAGTTTATTGTCTAATCAGATGAACATGGGTATTCAATTGCAAAGCGTGGGTGATAAGATTGCTCAAAGCGCTATTCAAACAGGTATACAGGCTGACCAGTACATTAATCAACTTACTGGTAATTATGCTTTAAACATTGCTAGAGTGGCTGCTGGTGCTTCTGGATTGCCTCAAACACAAACTACAACCACAACAACTAAAAGTGAATAAGGAATAAATTATGCCTGACGTATTATCTCCAAATCCACTGACATCAAAACCAACTGACGTGTTGGTTAAAGACGCTAAACCTAAAGTTGAATCTACCGAGCTTCAGGGTTTAACTCCTGCTCAAAAAGGTGTTTTACAAGCAGAGCAAGAGCAAGAAGCGTTTAAACAATTTGGTGAACAAACCAAGCGTGAACAAGATTCCATGCTCTCTGCTGGTAAAGTTCAAGCTATACAAAAGTTTGCAGAAGAACGTGAACCTGCGGAACTTAAAGAGCAATTAGACACTTACGTTAAAGAGCAGGCTAAACCTTTTATACCAACAGAGAAGACTGCTGGAGATTTAGGTTTAATTTTCACACTTACAACTATTCTTGGTTTTGCTATTGGCGGTGGCGCTAAAGGCTCTGCTCAGGCTGCTCTAGCTGCTCAAAACGGTATGCTAGAAGGTTACCAAAAAGGTGACATGGATGCCTACAAAAAGCAGAAAGACATCTTTGAACAAAATCAAAAAGCGTTAGCCAAGGCTGTTGAAGGATTGAAGTACGAGTTAGCACAAGCAGAAAAGACTGCTTCTGTTAATAAAGAGCTAGGCATGGCTCAAGCAGAAAAAGCTGCCGTCACATATGGTGGTGACGCATTTAAAGAATATGTTAAAAAGAACGGTATTCCCAAGAGTTCTGAGTACGCCAAATCGTTAGAGTCTATGTCATTCAAAAATCTTGAATTGCAAGAAAGATTAACTCGTGATGCTAACGAATTAGAAATGCAAAAAGCAAGGTTAGGTCTAGAGCAAGCTAGATTAACAGAAGATATACGCCATCACAAACAAGAGGAAGCAAGGATGGCGGTTGGGAAAATAGACCGTGAAGTTTTGAATGAAGCAACAAAATATTATCCTGGATTAGAGCCTGCAAATCTAACAAATTTAAGTAAAGCTGGGGTTGAAAGAATTGTTGGCGGATTAGAAACCATTAAATCTATTGAATCTGTTGCAGATTACATCAAACAACATCCCGAAGCTGTTGGCGCTACTGCAAAAATTAAAAACGCAATCAATCTTGATGCAATAAAAAGCATTACGGGTGATGACCAGGCTTCTGCTGATGCAAAAGAAAAAATCCTTAATGACCAAATAGACAATGCTATTGCCAAAGGAAAATTATCTTCAGACGAAGCAAGGTCAGCAAAGGTTCTTAACAAAATGTTGTTTTCTGTTGCTTTGTCAGATGTTAAATCGTCTGGACAGCGTGGCAGTATTTACTTGGATAAGGCTTTTCAAGGCTTGTACGACCAAGCGTCTAAACTTGGAACTCTTACAGAAATTCTTCACAAACGTATTGAAGAATCTGACAGAAGACTTAGTAATGTTGATATGAATGTGGAAAATAGAAGCGATAAAGATGCTTTCCAATTAACCACCAAAGGAAGTGACCAGTGGATGCAAGAAAACTTCCCTGTCTACACTCCTGCTCAAATTCAAAAAGGATTAAAAGACGGTACGATTAAGAACGGAATGTGGTTTAGAGGAACGGACGATATTCCTCGCCAAATAAACCTTGGAGGTAAATAATGGCAGACCCATACGCACAATTCACAGGTAAATCAGACGTTTCTGACGGCTCAAGCTCTGCTTTAGCGGGTACGACAAAACAAGTTGGTCGTGGAGTTCTTGAAGCTGTTCCATTTGTTGGTGAAAAAATGGCAACGGGAGCTGGATTGCCTGAGCCAAAAAATTGGCAAGAAAGATTAACAAAACGTGCTGCAACAAATTTACCTTATGCTTTGGCAGCAGGAGCAACTGGTGTAGGAGCTATTCCGGCAACGGTAGGATTTGTTGGCGCAACAGGATTAGGACAAGCGGCAGAAGAACTTGGTGTATCTAAACCTTATCAACCTGTTTTTGAAATGTTAGGCGGTGGATTAGCGCCTTTGACAAAAGATGTTTCAGGACGAGTTTTAGGTTACATACAACAACCTTTGGAAGAATTGTACAAAAAAGGTACTAAATTAAATTACGAGCTTGGACCAGGCGCTAGAACATCTCAGGGAATGAAATATGGCTCTGGAGAAAATCCTACAGCGGCTATACAAAACTTAGAAAAGTTTACAGAAGAAGCTACGGCTCGTGCTGGTAATCCTAGCAAAGTAATTGATGCAAACTGGATAAAAAAGACTGGTGACGATTTAGGTACTACCGTAAACAGAATATTTGCAGGTCAAACCTTTCAGTCTTCTCCAACATTTGTAAATGAAGTCAACAACTTGGCGAGAGAAGCTGAGTCTGCTTTTGGTCAACAAGGTAACGTTGTTAAAACAATACTTGAGAAAAACATTGGCGGTCAACGGGCTGGTGGAAAGTTGGTAGACCCTCAATTTGCTGCCGAAGATTTAAGAAAAGCCATTGTTGAAGTTAATGGTTCACTAAGCGGAGCAACAGGCAATCAAGCCAGAATTCTGCATGATTTAAAAGATTCTTTAGAAAAAGTCGCTGAGACTAATTTGAACAGAGTTGATAAAACAGGCAAACTCGCTCAAGAATATAACCAGTGGAGAAAAGAATACAACTCCTTTGCAACGATTCGGGACATTAATCAACTTTCTGGAAGAACAGGTGTTACTGCTGCTGGTCAACTGAATCCATCAAAACTGTTAGATGTTGTGACAAATAGAACAGGTGGTGTTGCAACAAGAAGCCCGTTGTATTCTGATTTGGCTGAGTTGGGCGATATTATGAAAGTCAAAGAAATACCTCTAACAGGTGTTACAAAGGGCATGACTCAATTTTTTACAGAGAGTCCACTAGCAAAAGCGTTGCAGACAAGTATGCAGCCAAGACTTGCAACAAAGGGGTCTAAAGCGGGATATGTTCAACCTTTAGCTCCTCTTGAAAAATACACTCAGATTGGCGGGGATTCTTCAGGCTCTAAAGACCCGTATTCTCAATTTACAGGAGGAAAATGATGCCATTACGTAAAGGAAAATCCCGTGAAGTCATTTCAGAAAACATTAGCAAGCTCACAAAAGAGGGTGGTCGCCCCCGGAAGCAAATTATTGCTATCGCTTTGTCAACGGCTCGTAAGCCCAAAAAATCAGCCAAAAGAAAGGCTAAAAGATGAGCGAAAAAAAGCCTAATCTATCTGTTGGCAGGGGTGAGAAGCAATCTGTTGCAGCTGGTGGTGGTCTCACCGCTAAAGGCAGGGCTAAGTACAACCGTGCCACAGGAAGCAATTTGAAAGCGCCCCAGAAGTCTGGTCCACGCCACAAATCCTTTTGCGCCAGGTCTAAGAGCTGGAAAGGCGAGAGAGGCAAAGCAGCTAGACGTAGGTGGGGTTGCAGATGAGCAAGAAGAAAGACAAGGGTATAAGTCCAGCGCTAGAGAAGGCTATTGCTGACTTGCTGACGGCTACCATGCTAGACCCCACTGCGTCCTTGACAGACAAGACTAAGATTATTGACCGTGCGCTGAAACTTGAGGCTTTGAAGGCAAAAGTGTCGGATGATGAATACGGTTCAGGGTTCTTTGACCACGCAGACGAGGAAGACGATAAGGATATATGATAATATGATTACCTTTAACAGGAGGGTACATCATGGATTCAGTAACTTTAATTCGTCTAGCGTTAGAAGTCATCTCAGACCGATTGATAACGATATTGGCGTTGTCGATGAGTTGCGGTCTGACTTGCTACACGTTGTGGGCAGGGGATTGGACAAGAGTCGCAACTTTGAGTATATTCGTGCTATTCAGTTATCTAATGGTAACAAACAAGGAGAGAAGTAATGCCAAGCAACAACCGAAGTATCAATCCGATGAGTCCGAGTAGTGACTATGAAAATAGCCACATGGCGAACTCTCATCATCAAAGACCTCATGAAATTAACCAGCAGATAGCCAAGTCTACACGCCCACAGTTGCCTAGAGATGGCTCTGTTGGTCAAGAACGCTGGACTCCTGGCACGTTGCCTAAAGGCGGATTCAGAGCTGTGTTTGACTTTTCTGGCACACCTAGCTACAACACTAAGAAGTCACCTACATCTGGTGGTGGTAAGAAGGTGTATTAATGGCTAATAATATTCCCTTTCAGCCTATGGGACCGACCGTAAAGGTTTTGGTCAATGGCGCTGCCAACACACAATCTAACGTATTTACCATCACAGCTACCAGTCCTTGCCAACAATTCTATTTGGCAAACTCTGATACCAATGCTGCGGTATATGTACAGATAAGTGCGTCTAATTCTTTTAATGTCTCATTGCCAGATACAGGTCCTTCTAATGTAATTACTTTACCGCCTTATTCTTATAAGGTTGTAACGTGGTTGCAAGTTGGTCCTACTGCTAACGTTTATGCAAAGGTAATTGGAGACGCAGCCAACGCATCTGTTTACGTTTGTCCTGGCGAGGGGTTCTAAATAGACCCGTTCACGTTGGCGATGATGGCGTTCTCTGCTGTAAAAAGCGGAGTGGCTGCCTATAAGGAAATCAAGCAAACAGGCGGGGAAGTTGTCCAAATAGTAAACGAGCTAAGTGGTGCACTTGGCTCTTTTTTTGACCATCAGGAAGCGGCTAAAAAGGCAGATGAGGAAATAAAGAAGAATCCTCCCAAGGGTAAGTCCTTGCAAGCCATAGCTCTTGAGAATGTGCTGCGTAAGAAGCAGCTAGAACGGGCTGAGTACGATTTAAGACAGATGCTGGTGTATGAGTCACCCCCTGAGCTAGGAGCGGTCTGGACGGAGTTTGAAGCAGAGAGAACCAGGCTCATTAAAGAACAATCAGCGCTAGACAAAGCTCAAAAAAAAAGGAAGTCCTCGAATCATACGAAAGGCGTATGCGAAATGACAGGATTAAAGTGGGAGTCGCAATCTGTATTGCTGTTTTCGTTGTGGCGTTTACCATTGGCGGCTTGATGTACCAGATTCATCTGTGGACAGAGGAGCGCAAAAGAGAAGAACGTTGGTATATTGAGTTTCATAGGAAATTCGAGGAAAATAGCAAAGAGATTGAGTGTTACAACCTGTTTAGAGAGACAGGATATTTACCCAAATACTGTAAGGATTGATATGGATTGGCTAAAAACGATTGCACCCACTATTGCCACTGCTCTTGGTGGACCATTTGGAGGATTAGCGTATGAAGCAGTTTCAAAAGTTCTTGGAGTTTCTCAAGACGATGCAAAGAAAATGCTTGACGATGGCAAGCTCACTGCGGAACAGATTGCAAGCGTTCAGCAAGCGGAAATAGCGCTCAAGGCTAAGGCTCAGGAGCTTGGATTAGACTTTGAACAGTTGGCGGTGGCTGACCGAAAGTCCGCAAGGGAGATGCAAACAAATACGCACTCCTTTATTCCTCCCGTCCTCGCTATTATGGTCACCATAGGGTTTTTTGGTATCTTATACGGGTTGATGACCGAGCAGTTCAAAACTTCAGACGCTCTCCTCCTTATGCTAGGTAGCCTAGGCACAGCATGGACTGGTGTTATTGCCTTTTACTTCGGTAGCTCTGCTGGTTCACAAGCTAAAGACGCTATGCTTCACAAATCAACACCGTTGGATGATAAGAAATGATTAACTCACGCTCACTAGATGAACTACTTCCAGAAGTCAAAGCCAAAGTTGAACAGTTCATATCCTTATGCAAGGATGCTGGAATTGAACTCCTCATTACATCCACTTATAGAGACAATGAGAGTCAGGCTGCTCTCTATGCTCAGGGGCGCACTGCTCCAGGCAATGTTGTTACGAACGCTGGACCTGGTGATAGTTATCACAACTACCGCTGTGCTGTGGACGTTGTGCCTATGGTTAATGGCAAACCTGATTGGGATGGAAGTCACCCAGTGTGGTCAACTGTTGGCGCTCTTGGTGAGCAAGCTGGTTTAGAGTGGGCGGGTAAGTGGACAGGGCATTTTCGTGAACTAGCTCACTTCCAATATACGGGCGGTTTGACAATCGCTCAACTAAAAGAAGGCGCTGTCATAGCCTAAAAAATCCTAAAACGGATTTAGCCTCCCCGCCACCAAGAAAAATCACTTTTCCAAATACGCAAGA